GACTTCAAGGCAATCAAGGATTACAAGGTACTCAAGGACTTCAAGGCAATCAAGGATTACAAGGAACACAAGGTACTCAAGGAACACAAGGTACTGCTACTCAAGGATTACAAGGTACTGCTACTCAAGGAACTCAAGGAACTCAAGGTACTGCTATTCAAGGAACTCAAGGTGTTTCTGGTCCAGTAGAAGGAGCAGCAAATCAAGTTCTTTATAAGAATGCATCAAATGTTGCCACTACTTCTGACAAGTTTACTTTTGATGGAAGTCATGTCACGATTGGACCATATGCGGGAAGTACTGCTACTTTACCTGCAGGAGATAATAAAACGGGACTTGAAATAAAAAATAATGGAGGAATTGGTGATGAGGATGTTGCTGCAATAAGTTTTCATTGTGCTGGAGCTTATGGTATGCATATGCATCTCAGAAACGATGGATACTTCGGTATTGGTGGATGGAGTGCCTCAACATGGCGTTGGTATGTTAATATGACTAATGGTACTATGTCTGCTGCTGGTGATGTTGTTGCATATGTTTCCGATGAAAGACTTAAAACAAACATTAAACCTCTTGAAAATGCACTTAATAAGGTTCTTAAACTAAATGGATTCACTTATAATTTTAATGAAACCGGACAATCACTTGGATTTGATGGCACAGTAATTAATGTTGGTGTATCGGCGCAAAAAGTTCAGGCAGTTCTTCCAGAAGCAGTCAAACCTGCTCCGGTAGATTCCAATTATCTTACAGTTCAGTATGAGAAACTTGTTCCACTATTAATTGAGGCAATTAAAGAACAGCAAGAAACAATTGCAAATCTACAAAATAGACTAGAAATCTTAGAAGGTAAGTAAAATGACATTACCGGCAGCATACAATCAAATAAGTCTAGGTCAAATACAAACTGAATTTGGTGGTGCTAATCCTATTGAACTAGCAGGAGAATATTATCGTGGTGCTGGATACGTTACTTCTAATAATACTAATGTTCCCACAAGTGGTACTATAAGTCTTGCTGATTTTTATGGCGCATATTTGGCAAATAATCCAGGTGGGGCAATATTAGGAGTTCGTCCAGATAGTCTTGGAGTTTGGAAATATAATTCTTCTAGTTCTTTTGTCATTTATGCCCCAGGATATGTTGATTTATTATTAGTTGGTGGAGGAGGTTCTGGATATTGGGGATATGGGGGAGCTGGTGGAGCTGGTGGAGCTGGTGGATTGATTTATATTCCAAATTATTATCTTAATGTTGGAACTTATACTATAAATATTGGTGGGTCACAAACAAATAGTGAATTAGTTAAAGATGGCAATACTATCTTAACTGCATTATCTGGTGGTAATTCTGGAAATAATGGTGGTAGTGGCGGGCAGAATGGATCAGCACTCCAATCATCTCAGTCGGGTCTTAGTGGACAATATGGATTCGGTAATAATGGGGGATATAGTTCATATCCTGGTGGAACATCCTGGCTAGCAGATGGTGGCGGCGGGGGCGCAGGTGAAGCAGGAACTAATGGTTCTGGTGAAAATCTTGGTCCCGAATATGGTGTTGGGCAACAGGATGGGGGGCCTGCGTTTTATTCTTATGGTGGTAAAGGTGGTGATGGTAGATCATATGATATGGATATAGATGGCGTATCAAGATATTATGCTGGTGGTGGAGGAGGTGCAGGTGGTTCTAATGATAATGCAACTGCTATGTGGGGTTATCCTTTTGGAGTATTAGTGTTTGGGTATGGTGGTGCTGGTGGTCTTGGTGGAGGTGGAACTGGAACAGGCAGAGGTGCAGGAGATGGTGGAAGTGGTGGAGGATGGGGATATGGAAGTGGAAATGTTGCAGGAACTAATGGAACTAATGGACTTGGAGGTGGTGGAGGTGGTGGAGGACCTGGAAACAGTAATCAATTCTATTATAGTGGAGGAAGTGGCGTACTTATTATGAAAGGACCAACTTCAGTTTTATCACAATCATAAGAAAAATGGCAGTAATTATTCCCACAAATATATCGGATTTATCTAATACCTTTAGGGATTTAGATATACAGACAGTCAATTTGGCAGATCACTATGGATTTGCTTTAATATCTCAAGATAATATAGTTAAAAAATGCATTATTGCAGACTTTGATTTTATCGAATACTTATCAAACCAAGAAGGTTTAGATTGTATTTTATTTTTAAGTTTAACTAATTACAGCAGAGAAACTAATCCTGGTGCATTTTGTAATCCTGGATTTATTTGGGACTCTGAAAATGAAGTATTTTATGAACCCCAACCATTTCCTTCCTGGATATTAAATACCGAAACCTGGGTTTGGAAATCGCCAATTCCTTATCCAAATGACGGAAATCAATATATTTGGAATGAAGAAACTTTATCTTGGAGGGAAAAAATTCTACAATTTACTGAATATAATACAAATCTTAATAAAAATTAACTAATAATATTGCCGCATAATTATGAAAGTGATGGTAATTTTTATTATGTATTAAATATATAACAACCCAACCCCTTGAAAACCCGATCCAGGATGCTGTTTAAAATTGCTCCATAGAATGAAACCTATATATTATAAGAAAAAAAGTACCAGCAATAAGTAATGACGGACAGATTTCCACTTATAGCAAATCCAACAACCAAACAAATTGAGGAGTTGGCTTCTGGTGATAATTTAAATCTTCAAAACAGTGGTATTGTTGGTGCTACAACTATAACCGCAAATAAATTTGTTGGAGATCTGCAAGGAAACGCAACTAGTGCAGATACATTAAATAATGCTGAGAATATAACTACTGGTACTATTAGTACTTCTAGACTTAGTGGTTCTTATGATATTGATATTACTGGAAATGCAGGAACTGCTACTACTCTTTCTAATGCAGCAAATATAACTACTGGTACTATTAGTAGTTCTAGATTATCAGGTACTTATCCAATTAATATTACTGGTCAAGCATATAATGCAATAAATTTGGATGATGCAGCAAATATTAGTGATGGTATTATAAATTCAAATAGATTATCTGGAACATATAATATTAATGTTACTTCTGCTGCAACTGCATCCAATTTAACTCCAGGAACTTATAATGTTGATATTTCTGGAAATGCAGCAACTGCTACTACGGCAACTAATCTTGCGAATGCAGCAAATATAACTACTGGTACTATTAGTAGTTCTAGACTATCAGGTTCTTATCCAATTAGTATTACTGGAACTGCTACTACAGCAATTAACTTATCTAATGCAGCAAATATAACCACTGGTACTATAAGTTCTTCTAGACTTAGTGGTTATTATGGTATTGATATTACTGGAACTGCTACTACAGCAATTAATTTATCTAATGCAGCAAATATAACCACTGGTACTATTAGTAGTTCTAGATTATCAGGTACTTATGGCATTAGTATCACTGGAACTGCTACTACAGCAATTAATTTATCTAATGCAGCAAATATAACCACTGGTACTATTAGTAGTTCTAGACTTAGTGGTTATTATGGTATTGATATTACTGGAACTGCTACTACAGCAATTAACTTATCTAATGCAGCAAATATAACCACTGGTACTATTAGTAGTTCTAGACTTAGTGGTTCTTATCCAATTAGTATTACTGGTACAGCAACAACAGCAAAAGATGTAATCGGTGGTATTGCTTCTGTTACAAATTTAACAGTATCTCCTGGTATTACAACACTTGGAGTTACTACTGTAACTGAATTAATTTCTTCTGGAATTGTTACAGCATCTTTCTTTTCTGGTAATGGAATTAATTTAGTTGGAATTGTAACTCAAATTACAGTTGGAACTGGTTTAACCCTAACTTCTTCCCAATTGCTTGGAAAGGGAACAGTTCAAGTTGGAATTAAGACTTCAATTGGAAAAACAATTTTTGTTTCTTATGGTGGAAATGATGCAAATACAGGATTGGTTGAAAGTGATGCAAAGAGAACAATAAAAGCAGCAGCAGCACTTGCTTTGACTGGAGATACTATTAAAGTTTTTCCGGGAACTTATGTTGAAAATAATCCTATTACCTTAGCAAAAAGTGTTTCAGTAGAGGGGGCAGAACTTCGTAATTGTATTGTAACTCCACAAAATCCAGATAAAGATTTGTTTTATGTAAATGATGGATGTCATTTAACTGATTTGAGTTTTAATGGTTCTCCAGCAACGAATAGTGCTGCAGTTGTATCATTTGTTCCATTGGTTGGAGTTGCAAGTGATAGATTTTTTGATGCAGCAAGAATGATCCGATTAAATCTTGATTTTATTGCAAATGAAACAGTAGGATACTTAACAAGCACTCAATATAGAAATCCAGCATTTACGATTGGTGTAAGTACAATAAGAAATTGCCAGGAAGATATTGCATCTATTTTCAAAGCAGTTTGTTATGATATTACAAGAGGGGGGAACTCCAAGTGTGTGGGAGCAGGAAAATCATATTACACAGAAGCAGGAGCACTTCAACATATTGTTGGTGTCAAAACAGAAACGATTGATGCATTAAACTATGCTGCTGGAATTGCTCGTGCAGTAATTAATAATGTAACTTGGGGAGCAAATCCAGTTGGTGTTGGAACTTCGGTTACAAATGCAGTTTATAATAATACAACTGGTATTACTAGAATTACAGCAGTCAATCACGGGTTATCAAAAGATGATGCTGTAAAAATTGTTGGACTTGGATTTACTTGTCCTTCTGGTCCTGGAACTCTCACTTATCCAACTGGAAGTCTTGGTTATATTTTTAATGTTAAATCTGTTGTTGGAGTCAATACTTTTGAAGTTATAGTCGGTCAATCAACTTTACCTCATACTTATGTTTCTGGTGGAACAGTACAAAAATATACAAATTTCCAAAATAATTATACACAAGTCAAAGATTTAGCAATGCAAGTTGATCCAAATACTGGATTTAATAACGCAATTAATGGATGTGCGAATGTAGTATCGGCAATTTATTCTTGTGTTGGTATTGTTACAACAATCATTGACCAAGGATTGGGTGTTCTTGGTGTAGGAATTAATACCACATATCCAGGTAATTCGGGATTTGGAACTACCAATCCAAATGATCCATCATTCTCTCCAGGTGTTGGAAATGTTTTCAAAGGTCCGTATGTTCGTAACTGCACTAATTTTATTGCAAATAGTATTGGTCTTAAGGTTGATGGTTTCAATGCAGAACCGGGAGATAAAGATGATATTGGTGTAACTGGTTCAATGAGTGTTGATAGTTACACTCAATATAATCAAGGTGGTATTGGTGTTTCAATCACAAACGGTGGTTATGCACAGTTAGTTTCTATATTTACAATTTGTGATGATATTGCAATTTACACATCTTCTGGTGGGCAATGTGATATTACCAACTCAAACTCATCATTTGGTAATTACGGATTATATGCTATTGGAGTGGGAGACAATACAACAAAGTCCATTTATCGTTATACTGGTATTGCAGTTACTGATGCGGCAGAAAGAACAAATGTAGTTACAGTTTCTGGTGTTGGAACTAATCGTCCTTATGACGGACAATCTTGTTACTTTGGAACTTTATATTATAATATCAATAACATTCAAGTAAATGATGGTGGTTCTGGTTATACTGCTCCACCAACGGTTACAATTAGTGATCCAACTGGTCTAAATGGAATTGTAGCACAAGCAACAGCAACAATTGAAAATGGTTCGGTAATTGCTATTAATATTTTAAATTCTGGTTCTCAGTATTTTAATGGGGCTGCTACAGTTGAAATTGCAGGTCCAGCAGGAGCAGGAACAACAGCAACTGCATCTGTTACAAATTATCAACCAATTTATTATAAAGTTGCTTCTGCGACTTTACCTTCTTCTGGTATTTCTACAATCTCCTTTTTGCAGACACTAAATAATACAGTTAGTGCTGGAACTACTGTATATTTTGCAAGGGGAAGTTTGCAACTTGCATCCACAATTTCATTTGAACATGTTGGTGCTGGTACAAACATCTTTACAGCAAAACCTGCTCTTGGTGGTGTTGTAATTCCTGAAAATAAAGTAGTTCAACTTGATGGTGGTACTGTAACATACACAAGTACAGATCAATCTGGTAATTTTAATATTGGTGATGGAGTTACAATTAATCAATCAACGGGTGAAATATCAGGAAGAGATTTTGTGAAGGCACTATTTACTACAGTAACCCCATTCATTCTTGCATTAACAGAATAAGGAGGACTATTAAAAATGGCAATTGCAGCAGCAGCAGTAAATAATTTTAAGACATATACCAAAGTTGTTGGATTGACGACTGATGTTGTTTATACAGCACCAGCAGGATATGTTGGAGTATTTTTATTAGCACAATGTTCTAATATTAGTGATAGCATACATACAGTTACTTGCTATCATAATCGTGTGAGTTCTGGGACAACTGTAAGTACAGAAATTGTTAAAGATTTTTCAATTCCACCAAATGATTCAGCAAATCTTTTAAGTGGAAGATTGATTCTTGAGACTGGTGATTTTATTACAATTAGTGGAAGTGTAAGTGATAGTCCAGCAAAGATTAAGTTTATTACAAGCATTCTTGAAACCTCAAATCAATAAAAGATAAATGGCCAATTTAGGATTTATTAGCAAAAGAGTTAAGAAAAAACCACAAATAGGTCTTACATCAGATCGATATGAGTTTTTGGGATTAGACCAAGCAGAACCGGATTTGGGAGATCCACTGGTTGGTCCATCTTCTATTGGAGTAAATCCTGCTCCAATTTCTGGAAATAAATATGTTTTAATTGCAAGTCAAAATGAATTAGGAAAAAGATATTGGATTCCTACATCGGACCTTTCTACTGGTCTTATTCCTGGTTCTTTTAGTGTATATAATAACGATATTCAAGTTGGATTAGCAAATAGTTTTAATAAATTTAATTTCGTTGGTAGTGGTGTTACTGTTGATCCTGTAGGATTTACGGACGCAGAACAAACTGGTATTGCAACAATTAGAATTACCGTAACTGATTTAACTGCACCAGGAAATCTTAATACTATACCATATCATTCCAATAGTGGTCTTTTGGAAGGTGCTTCTGATTTTGTATATTTGAATGGAAATGTTGGTATAGGTTCTACACAACCAACAGAGACTTTAGACATTGATGGTAATGTAAAAGCATCTGGAATTATAACTGCTCTTAGTTTTACTGGAGATCTTACAGGAACAGCAACTACTGCCACACAATTACAAAATACAAGATATTTTAGTGTTAGTGGTGATGTATCTACTGGTTCTTCAGTTGCATTTGATGGATCACAGAATGTTGGATTAGCAGTAACTTTAGCACTTTCTGGTGTAACTTCTGGAACTTATGGTTCAAGCATTGCTTTTCCATCAATAACTGTTAATGATAAAGGTATAGTTACTGGTTTGACAACTATCTCTATTGGAGATGGTATTCAAGGATTACAAGGAACTCAAGGATTGCAAGGAGTTCAGGGTCTTCAAGGTACTCAAGGAACTGGAGTTCAAGGATTACAGGGAGCACAAGGAATACAAGGTACTCAAGGATTACAGGGAACTCAAGGTACTCAAGGAGTACAGGGTCTTCAGGGAACACAAGGAACTCAAGGAGTTCAGGGTCTTCAGGGTACACAAGGAACTCAAGGACTTCAAGGTACTGAAGGAACTCAAGGCATTCAAGGCATTCAAGGCATTCAAGGTACTCAAGGAGTTCAAGGTCTTCAGGGACTTGTTGGTGTTGGTGGATCTGAAGGAACTCAAGGAACTCAAGGAGTACAGGGTCTTCAAGGTACTCAAGGAACACAAGGAGTTCAGGGTCTTCAAGGTACTCAAGGAACTCAAGGAACTCAAGGAGTTCAAGGTCTTCAAGGAGTTCAGGGTCTTCAAGGTACTCAAGGAGTTCAGGGATTGCAGGGAACTCAAGGTACTCAAGGAACTCAAGGAGTTCAGGGACTTGTTGGTGTTGGTGGTTCTGGTGGTGCTCAAGGAATTCAAGGTACTCAAGGTCTTACTGGTCCAGTGGCAGGTTCTGTTAATCAAGTTGTTTATAAGGATGTTTCAAATAATCCAACTGGTTCTAACAATTTAACTTTTGATGGAACGAACCTTTATGTTGGTGGTAATATAACTGTTGGTGGTACTACAGCATTCCTTGCTGTTAATGAACTTAAGGTTGAAGATAAAGATATTATTCTTGGTATTACTACTGATAATAATGGTAATGATGTTTCCAATGATACTACAGCAAATCATGGCGGTATTGCAATTGCTAGTACAGTAGGAAGTTACTTAGTTCCACTTCAAAAAGTAGGAATTAATTCACTTCCAGAAACCTATAAGCAATTTATGTGGGTTAGTGCTGGTACTTTTGGAGTGGGTACGACTGATGCTTGGATTAGTAATCAGGCAATTGGTATTGGTTCTACTCAAGTACCCACTGGTGTTGTCCTGTCAGTTGGAGGTTCAATTAAACTTGATGGATCTTTACGAGATATTCAAAATAATGTAGGTGCTGGTGGTTCTATCTTAGTATCTACTGGATCTGGAGTAAGTTGGACTACTCCTTATGCAGCAGGACTTCAAGGTACTCAAGGACTTCAAGGTACTCAAGGATTACAGGGAACTCAAGGTATTCAAGGATTACAGGGTACTCAAGGCACTCAAGGACTTAGTGGTTCTGGTGGTACTCAAGGAATTCAGGGAACTCAAGGTACTCAAGGATTACAGGGAACTCAAGGTACTCAAGGACTTAGTGGTTCTGGTGGTACTCAAGGAATTCAAGGAATTCAAGGAATTCAAGGTACTCAAGGTGTTACAGGAACAGGAACTCAAGGTACTCAAGGAGTTCAGGGTTCCACAGGAGCAGGAATTCAAGGTACTCAAGGTGTTACAGGAACAGGAACTCAAGGTACTCAAGGAGTTCAGGGTTCCACAGGAGCAGGAACACAAGGTACTCAAGGTGTTACAGGAACAG